GATTGCACGCCCATGATGATATCTTCACCATTAGAACCCATTGGTCTTGATTCTAAATCTTCTGGATCAAATCCTAGTAGTTCAACAAGTTTGTCTACTACCCATTGTTGCAAAGCTCTCCCTTTGGCTTTTGCAGATGATGGTTTCACTTTTTAGTTTTTTTTACTTTTTTCTTTTTAGGTGGTCTACCTACTTTAGATCCGTATGTTCCTTTACCTCTTGGCATAATTACTCCTATGTTGTATAAATAATCAAAGGTTTTTCTTTGCCTTTAACTTTTATTGGTTTTAATAATTTTAACTCAATTTTAGATTTATTTGCAGTAGATTCACCAATCAATATATCTACACCCACCTCTTTGGTTGCTGACTCTAATCTCGCAGCTGTATTTACACAGTCACCAATAGCAGAGTAATCAAACCTAGTATCGCTACCCATATTACCAATAACAGCAGTTCCTGTATTTACACCTATACCTATAGCTATAGGTTCTGATAATTCTTGTTGTAATTGTTGTATAGATGTTTTTATATCTTGCGCACATGCTATAGCTCTATCTTCATGGTTATCTAAATCTAATGGTGCTGAGAATATTGCCATAGCTGCATCACCAATAAACTTATCTACCATACCTCCGTGTGCTTGTATGCAACGCACTTGTGCAGTTAATACCTTATTCATAATTTCAGTAACTTGTTCTGGTTCTAACTTTTCACTTAAATTGGTAAAACCTCTAACATCTGTAAATAAAAATGTTGCTTCTTTTTTCTCACCACCAAGTTTTAACAAGTCAGGATTGTTTTGTAATTGTTTAACTTGTCTAGGATCAAGGTAATGTTCAAACTGTTTTTTTATTTGTTGGCGTAATTTATATTGTTTTTTGTAGCTTAAATACAAAGCAATGGTAGAAACTAGTATCTGAGAGATAAAAGTCCATGAAAAATCCAACAAAATACCTTTTTGAATGCTAAAAACGCTTGAGAAGCCCGTGGTGAAGAGCAAAATTACAGCGAGACTTATGCCCTTAACTATACTGAGATAATTAATTACAAGCCACGTCAGCGACACAAAAATTCCTAAAATTAAAATTTCCGCTAACAAATGCCAATCAGGAATCCTTGGTGAGTTTTCTATTAAGATTGACTCAGATAATGCTGCTTGAATTTTATGTGGTTCTAATAATCCAGTTGGAGTTGCAATCTGTGGCATGATGCCTGGAGCAGTTACGCCAACAAATACAAACTTACCAGCAACATCCATCTCTTGTAAATTAGTTTGCGGTGTGTCTACCCAACTAATCCACTTACGACCTAAACTGTCGGTAGCAACTGGTGGCAATCCTTTGACTCTGATTTCTTCTATACCAAGGTCATTGGTTTTTATGACATAAGTTTTTGCATCTACTAATGCTTTTAATACTTCTGTACCAAACGCAGGCACATATCCATCTGGTGTTCTTAATAACAATGGTATTCTTCTTACTAAGTTGTCTACATCAGTTGGTGCAGTTGCAATACCTTCCTGTGCATAAGTTGTTAATATCTTTATGTTTTGTATGACACCATTTGTAGTCATACCACCTATATCATCACCAAGTATGACAGTTCCTGTTGTTGGTGGATAAATACCATTAGAGTTTTCAAACATTGCCAATATAGAAGTGCCATACTTTAATGATTCTGCAAAGTATTCGTCACCACCTAAACGATCTGGTTGTGGAAATCCAATAACATAACCTACACCTATAGCACCTTTAGCTATTATTTCTGTATGTATTTCACCTAGTCTTTTTCTTGGTAACGGCCAACCACCTTCATTAGCTATATCTTCTTCTGTGATATTTAAAATAGTAAAGTAACCAGATGGTTGTTGCTTAGGTACTAAATAATCAAAAACTTTTAATTTTAATATTTCTGTAGGCGTTGACTGATATAACAAAGGCAATGCTAGTATTATAAGTATGATGAATAGTAGTCGTTTCATTAATCACTTTGTGTGATCTTAATTATACTACCAGTACCACCATTTACTTTAACTACTTTAGATGCACCATCTTGTATAAAGATAACTGTATAACTAGCAGATGAATCTATATCTACCCTTGCAGTATCATTCACACTACGCATAAGTGTTAAAACCTCACCAGTCACATACGATGTTATCTGCGTGTTTAAATCTTGACCTAAGCTTGTACCAACTAAATTAATTGTTGTTGCATCCTGTGCTAACTGATCCTCTTCTTGTATTTCTTGCAATGCGTCTATAACATCTAGCAAATCTTCTAAAAAGTTCACATCAAGATAGTTTATATCTAGCTCGGTAAACTCTAGTTCTTGTTCTGCATCTAATAAATCTTCTTCTAAATAATCTATATCAAGGTCATCAAAGTCTAGTATATTTTTCTTTTTGGTTTGTATAGTTTCTTCTATAGCTTGCTCTTGTTTAGGTGGGTTTACGATAAGCATGTTATCTATCAGCTTTAGCGTTAAGTCCAGAATAACTGGCGTACTTGGTGACTTTTCATATACATCTACAGTTGTAGCTTCATAAGGTTTATTAAGTGTAACTGTACCCATAGCTGTAGTTACTAGTATTTCACCACTAGATAAACCATTGATATCAGGTAATAGTATTAATAAACTGCGACCAGTTTCATCTACAGTTACAGTAAAATCAGTACCTCTTATAGCTATATTCGCTGTAGGTGTTTTAAGATCTATATTATTTTTATCTATCTTATTTAGGCTACCTGTAATAAATCTAGCTGTGCCAAGACCAAAGGTAATAGCCATTTTAGATTTGCTAGGGTTAGGATCAAAGATATATTCGTCAATAGTAAGTTGCGAATGTTCAGTCAGTTTTACTTTAGAATCATCTAAGAATGTAATAGCCATACGACCATTAGATGTAATGGCTTCATCGTTTTGTTGTATATCAAACGACTCTGTAGCTGTGTATGGCTTATCTCTTACAACCTGTGCTGAACCAGTCAGCTCAGATATATTGCCTACATCAACAGCTGGTTGTTGTTCCGCCGTCGTTTTGAACGACGCAAACAGTACCGCTAGACCCAGTAGAATTGATCTGTAGCCAATCAGCAGCAAGCGTTGATGATTGTATGATGTTAAATGTTCTACTGTTTCCTGTTTGGTCGAGATAGAAGTATCCTCCTGCATATCCACTTCCTGTAAAGTTTACTGTGTTGCTATCTCCATCTACATCAACATAGCTAGTAGCACCATCATAATTAATATCAAAATCAAAGGTATTACTATCACCATTGATTATCCAATCTAAGTCTAAGTTTTCACTCAATGCGCTTGTGCCAGTATCTAAGGTAAATGTGTTAGAGCTACCTGTCACATCAACATTGTAGTTTGATCCGTCAATACCATAAGTATCTGTTGGATCTGCTTGTATAGTAAATGTATTACTATCGCCGTCAAACTCAAAGAATCCTGTTACGTTATCACCATAAATATCACCTAAGAATTTATTACTATTACCTATTTGGTTAATATCTAGTGTTAAATTAATACCATCTAAGTCAAGTGGTGTAAGTGTACCTGCTATAGAATTAAGACCACCAATAATATTAGATGAACCTAACTGCTCTAGGTCTATGTTTGCAGTTGCACCTGCTTGTTCTACATATATTTCGTTGTCAGCCGCGAATAGCGGTAAGACAATCGTCATCGCAATCAATTGTTTGAAATTCTTCATACTTCCAATATCCTCTATTTGTTCCTTCTTTTATAGTTTGTAAAACAGCAGTTTCTATCGCTGTTTGTAGTGCTATATTGATTGACTCGTTCCTGACTAAACCGTTCTCTACTTCTACTAGTTCGGTTGAATCACTAATAAAACGAAAGATATCTTGATCTATAGACGCACTTAATATCGTTTTAGTTACTAATACTTCTAGTAATACTTTACCTGTACTCACAGATACTGTACGCAATGAGATGGTAACTGTATCTTGTTTGTACTGCCTAGACATTCCTATTCCAAGGTATCTAGCTCCAGCACCTCCACTCTTTACGTTACTCTCGTATGATATCACGCCACCTTGCATTATCAAACCCGCGAACATGAGTGGCTGTAACTTGGTATCTTTTTTAAACTCTTGCCTGGTACTTCTTATGATCTGTCTTTCTTTAGTAACGTGGTCTAAACCAACGCGCTCTACTACTTCAAAGAAACCATTATGATTTATACCTGCATGTTTTAACGCTCTAATTAAGTATGCGTCTGGTGCTTGTGTTACTGCTGATGAAAAAGTTGCGTAAGTGCTGTTACTTCTTCTTTGACCAGTTTGATCTGTAAATGATCCTGCATAGATGGCTACTACTGGTTTAGCTTTATTATTTGCTTTTATGTTAGCAAGCTCAGGTACAAGTAATGCACCTATTTCTGGTTTTTCTATCTTTTGTAATGGTGGTAGGTTGTTTTCTAACGGATCTATTACTATTGCGCAACTAGAAAGTAAAGTTGCCAATAGGCAAAGATATAGTCGTTGTATCACCATTTGCATCTGTTATTGTTAGAGTTATTATTCCGTCTATAACATTATACTCTATAGTGTTACCTTCTAACTCTAAAATACCACTAGTGCTTGCAGTTTCACCAAACAAGTTCTCTACAAGTTGCCTAGATAACTGTGCATAGATTCTTGATTCTAAGTTTCTTATAAACCTTGCAAGTGTAGTATTTTCTTTGTCTCTTTCTATCTCATCTTGCAAAGCTTTTATTTCTGCTTTTAGCGTCATCTTCCTGGTGTGCATTTGGTTTTCTATAGTTAGATAATGTGCAGATGTGCCAACACCAGAGAACGATGGTGACTTGAATTTATGTACCATTTCATCTGCTGATACAGATAAACATAATACCAATAAACTAATCTTTCCTTTTGTCATTTCTTTTTGCTTTGGCTATTTTGTTAGTGTCTATTAACTGTGGAACTCCTAACATAGTTTTAATCATAGTGTCTTGTCTGATAATCTCATTATCTAGTGATCTAACTCTATCTATCAATGCTACTAAAATACCATGCTGTGTGTCTAGTTTTGTGCCTAGTCTTTCTTCCATAGCTGTGAGTGATGTATTAACTTTATCATCTACAGTATCTAATTTAGTTTCCATACCATCTATAATTCTGTTAATAAGTTTCCATACAAACATACCTAGACCTATGGCCGCAGCTATAGGAAAACCTAACTCGGTTATTAAGGTAACGATGTCGTTCATTTAGATTGTGTTAGTTTATCTTCTGTTTTTTGGAATGATCGTTCTAAAAATTTATCTATAAGGTAACTTATAAACTTCACTT